CAAACTAACAAATGAAAGGATAAACTATGAGCAAACAAATAAGCAAAGACAATAGGGAGTATTGGCAAAATAAACTTGAAACTAGGTTTAGGGAAAGAAGACAAACTATTGAATCTTTGCATCAAGCAGAAATAAACGAACAAACGCAAAAAAATTTTCCAGTTTTTAAAAAGAGATTAGGATTGGAGAAAGATATTGCAAACTTTTTGAAAGTTGAAAAGGACTTCAACGATTATTCAAAAAATTATGCAAAGAGACTAGAAGAAAAAAGGGAAATGGTAAAAAAACATTTTTCTAAAATCAGAGATAAATTAAGTGCTTGGGCAGAAACAAGAACTATTTGGAATGACTACGATATACCAAAATATGATTATGAAACCAAATTGTATGATTTATCAGATAGAGTTGAACTTTTTTTGAAGGATACTTGTAAAGAAGAAACTAGACAAGCATTTTATAAATCAAAAAAGGGTCAAGAAATCCAAAAACTTTATGATCTGGAAGAAAAGGCAAAAGATCTGTTGCATAGTGATATGATTGGCGCAGAAATTTTAAAACAAATTTCATTAATTGCCAAACAAACGAAAATTACTATGACGATCCCAGAAGAAACAATAAAACAATTGCCTAATGGTTAGTATAGATACACTTGTAAAAATCTATAAAAATTTTGGCGAGAGACAACACCTCTCGCCATTATTAAGTGCAGATGAAATGTTGTTCGAACCAAATTTAACTAATAAACAAAAAAATTGGATTGAGAGGTTTATTATAGTCTGGGACTACACAACAAATTTAGATGTTCAAATGAATAAATTAAGTAGAATAATTGCTAATCAAAGAAAGGACTAACAATGGCAAAAACAAAAAAACTAGATGAAATGACAAGCAATGAACTTGCACTATTTTGGCAAAAAAAAATCGAAAAATATTTATTAGGCAAGTCTATTATTAAATTAGAGTATATGTCAGAGGAACTCGCTAATAAATTTGGTTGGAGTAAAAGACCAATTCAAATTTTATTAAATAATGGAGTATGGTTGACTATATCGCAAGATGATGAAGGTAATAATGGTGGTGCAATTCATACAAATATTAAAAAACTTGAAATCATTCCAGTGATTTATTAATGACACTACAAGACATTTATAAAAATGCTAAAAAAATTAATCCTTTGTATAATGGGACATTTTCAGATTTTGTACTTGATTTTATGAATTGCAGAGAGGATTTTTTTGAGACTAATTATCTATGTTTTAAATATGGTTATACTGAAAAAATAGAAAAACAACTTGATTTTTATTATAGACGATTTTATTGTAAAAATTGACTAGTTAAACCCCTAACAATGCGAGAGTGGAGTTAGGGGTTTTTTTATGTTATTGACTTAATAACTCAATGGCAAAATCAGAAAAAAATCTTTGGCAACGTATCAAAAAATTAAAATTAAAAGGTCAAATTTTTCGTATTGAAAGCAACACTATTAATGGCATTCCAGATGTTTATTGGTTGATAAATAAACAAAGTTTTTGGATTGAACTTAAGTCTAATGATGTCAAGAATTTAGGTCTTTCAAAGTTTCAAATAAATTGGCATTTAGAACATTTGTCTAATGGTGGACAATCTTTTATCTTGCGAGAGATACTCTCGCAGAGACCCTTGAAAATTTTCGAACTTTGGCAGATCCGAGAACCGAGAGCCTTGGTTCTTGTTTATTCTTGCGAAAATTTAAGAGACATTTTTAAAAAAATCTTGACGCGTTAACCACGTCCCACGATTAAAATGATATTTCTATCAAGAACTATGTGCGTTTTTTCGTTTTTTAGTATTAACTAAAAAACGATATTTCTATCAAGACCTATGCAGAAATTTTCTTGTTAATGTTATAACTAAATACCCACGCGCGCGCGAGACTAGTATATATGCAATTTTTTTCCGCTTAACTTATTAACTAATTAAAAAAATTTATTTTTTTAATTGGTCCTGGATTCATGAGCTCAAATCTTTAGAGCCTTGGCTGCTATAGCTTTGGCTGCCATAGCTTCACCGGTTTTAAATAAAAAGTTGACAGCTGTAGTAATCCCATGGTAATAAGATCCTGGAATCATCAAGGGTGTACCGGTTAAATTACTTTGATGATTCCTAACCAACTAACAAAAGGAAACATATGACTAAAAAAATAAAACCACCAGCTGGATGGCCAGCCGATAAACCATGGACCGAGAAGGAAGCAGTTGAAGCTGCAGCAGCAGCAAGCCTCGGCTTGAATCGCAGTGATTTCTGTGACGATGGTGCAGATTTAGAAGAGTTAAAAGAAATATTAGAGGGGGGTAACTAATGCCGTTATTAAATTATTACAGTCAAACTAAAATGGCCAAGGGTGAAGCGTTTGGATATAAAACCGCCATACTCCACCTGGCCCCGTTTACTTTATCGGGTAAAAATGTCTGTCCCAAAGCTTCTAAAGAATGCGCTGCAGCTTGTTTGAATACATCGGGCCGTGGGATGATGCACAGTGTACAAAAGGCCAGATTAAATAAAACCAATTATTTTTGGAGCAACCGCAATGGATTCTTGTGGGATCTGTCAAAAGAAATAGAGCAACTGAAAAAAAGGGCAGCGGGCCAAGGGTTTAAATTCGCGGTCAGATTAAATGGTACCAGCGACCTGGCCTGGCACAAATTTAAAGTTGATGGAGGTAACACGATTCACGAGCTGCACCCTGACGTTCAATTTTATGAATATACAAAGGTCCCGAGCTACTTGAATCATGACGTTAAGAATTTAAATGTTACTTTCAGCGATTCGGGTCAAAATGATAAAGATATTTCCGCTGCTATTGAGTCTGGCCATAATGTGGCGGTAGTATTTGCGGATCGGCTGCCAAAAAAATGGAAGGGCAAAAAAGTTATTGATGGAGACCGGCATGACCTCCGTTTTTTAGATCCGCGTGGCGTGATCATCGGTCTGATAGCTAAAGGGGCAGGACGTAAAATAAATAATAAATTTATTAAAGCAGCCTAATGTTGTATGTGTGGATTTTTACCAGATTATTATGGAAGGAAATTCTAGTATTCATATTGATCATTATTCTACTTTAGAATCATTCTAAATTAAGGGGCAGCTTGATTTTGCTGCCCCCCCCCTTAAAAATAATTTTTTTTAACTATTGAAAATCTCTCAAAAATATATAATTTAGTGGGAGTGATAAATAAAAAACAAACTAACAAAAAGGAGTTAATTATGAAATCACTTAAGCAAATGATAGACGGGCTTAACATAGCCCCTAAAGGAAAAAAAATTGATTATAAGGCTTTAGTCTATAGTCAATTTACCGACACAATAAAAAACTATTCTAAGGTTACAAAATTATTGAAACCAGAATTAGTTGAGCATTGTGAATTAAATGACAATTATTTCCAATTTACACAACCTAAAAAAGTTGGGAAAAAAGGTGTATATATTGGATCGGTTCAATTAGTCACAAAAAACACGTCTAGATTTGATGTGACTAAGTTCAAGGAAGATCACCCAGAATTATACGCTAAGTATATAATCGGTGGTGTCTCTAATGAGTTAAGAACCAATTACAAATTAGAGGTTAAATAATGGGTTTATCTTATAAAGGGTATAACATTAGTTTAAGACCTTTAAAGACTGACAATCAATGGCAGTTGGAACTTGAAAAAAGTGGCGGTGAGATTGTACATACTTACACAATCAACCCACAAAAAACACTTTTTTCAGTTGAACAATTCGCATTGGATCAAGTCGATAAAAAAGTAATAGAACAATCGAAACAATAAATCTTTAAACACACGCCCCACACGTGGGGCGTGTGGCTCCCCCCAAAATAGAGGTACCAAACCAAAACCAAAATTAAAAAGTAAAAAAATAAAATTTTTTTACGAAAAAATTTACGATGTTACTAGACTTTTACTAAAACTTGTACCACAAATACATGGAGTATAGCCCCTAACATCTAGGGGTTTATTTTAAGGGGACCCAGAGGTATAGTAAATCTAGATGACTAATACAGAATTATTAACTACAGATCAGCTTCGAGAGAGGCTCGAAAAGGTGTGGCTTAAACATATTAAATTATGCCAGGACAACTTCTTATATTTTGTAAAGAATGTTTGGCCAGATTTCATATGTCGTACAGATAAAAACCCTAATCAGTGGGGACATCATCAACACATTGCTCATGAATTTACAAAAATTTCTAAACACAAAAAAGGAAGGCTCATTGTAAATATGCCTCCTAGACATACTAAATCTGAGTTTGCATCTATTTATTTTCCTGC